GACAAATTTATGACTGAATTTATTAGTCAATAGTGAGGCCATTCTGAACCTCACTTCCGGTAAATTCCGGGCCTTAGACAAAACTACACGTCTAAGGAAGTCTCCACTATGTGGAAAAGACCCATCCCCACCGATTTCTATGGGGGTGAAAGGACATAGAACATCTTTATCCTGAGGTACTAACATATGTTGCATTAGTACAGCTCTTGAAAATAACTCAAGAGCCTTTGGGTTATTTCTATTAACCCAACGTGCTTCTTTACCAAGAAGCGCGAATCTTCCTGTATTTGAGGAAGAGTATGCATCTGTTTCAGATTGCGTCGGAATCATTAATCTGATTCTCGGATAGTCGAGATAAAATAATTCTCGACCAGCTCTCAGTTGTACACTGGGAGTATGGGCTACTCTTTGAGGAACAAGGCAGCCCTCTTCGCAATAAAAGGCGAAGCGAGATGATATAAAAGTATCATCTTGGGAAATTTTCATTCCCGTGTTCTCCAATTCTTCGAGAACACGCTCAAGAATTTTCTTGATAGGTGACAAAACTATTAAATCGTCACCAACAAGTGAATACACTTGTGCGCCTGCAAGTCTGCAAGCGTAGTCATTCACTATAGTAAGAATGACTTTGGTGAATAAATCACCCATAGGCCAGCCTCGGCTGGACACGACGGGTCTAAAATTACCCCGTCCCTCAGGAATTAAATATATCCTGGGGTACCTATACAAATGTTTGCATAGGGCAAAGAGTCCCAAAGGGAACCCTTCAATTCTGGAACCTATATCCAGAAGTACATGCCAAATTTGATCAGAGACATGTAAGTCACCGTAATCGGTGGCTGTTTCTTCGTCAGTACTTAAGGCGAAGATAGTTAGGTCATCAAATTCACGACCTAATTTCTGCCAGGAATTTTCCTGGGGATTGAGATTATCTCTCAAAAAGTTCCATAAATGTCGGGAACTTTTCATTCCGCTTGAAACGGAACGAGACACCAAAGTTGGTGCAACTAGGTGAGCACACACACCTAGCAATACGCTAACAGCGTATGGAGACACGCCTATAGTTCGTGCCTTAGAGGGTTCCGCAACTGGATGAACCCTTCTCAATCTACAAAAGATTGGATTATCCAAATAAAATTGGATAGCCCATGATAAAACATCATGGGAATTCCTGCAATTTCGTGCAGGAAAGTCAGTCCGATTTAAATTAATCGGATCGTAAGTACTTCTTAGTACTTTATGTGAAGTAATATACTTCAACATGGAGGTTTTACCTCCATCCTCACGCGTAAATTCAATGCATGAGGTGGTACCTACACTAATTTTGCAGGTACGACCCGAGGCCTTCATAAAACCTCGGACAGTG